TTTCAGAATAAATAACTAAACGGGTTAGTAACCATTATTAGGAGAAATACAATAGTGGCAAGTAAAGGTACTTCAGGTTGGGAAAGTTTGGGTGGAAATGATCCAACAAAGTATCAGGCAACCCTGAACTATAATAACGGTACTATCGCGCCTTCTGGCCAACAAGGTAAAACTGATGTTGTTGTTACAACCAATAGATCAAATGGAAATTATGATGTATACAAAAAAACTTTTCTTGGTAACAAGTTAATATATCAATATAATGCTTCAAACGACAAAACAACAATAGTAAATCAAGCAGATTTTGATGATTTCTTTACAGGAAAAAATAGTCAACAATACACAAATCTAAATCAAAGTGTAAAACAAGCAACTTTAGATTTAGCAGAAGAGAATCTCTCTGGTAGTACCTCAAGAAAAGAATATCAGGAATTACAACAACAACCTGGTTATAAGTCACTTTCAAATACCGTAGACCCACCGGCCGTTGTTGAACTTGAAGTAGTACCTTTAAGTGGTGGTGAAGAACAAAGATCGGGTAGTAGTTCCGTTGATAATGGAACTCTTACTGGTGGTGACATGTTTACTGGTAGTGTTGATGGTTTTTTACCTCCCGAAGGAACTCCAACATTTTCGGATATTACAAGTGTAGATTTTGCAAATTTAGGTGGAGAACAGTTTCTGACTGTTGACAATACTGAGTTCAACACAGACGATAAATTCTTTACTCGTAAATATGTTGAAGATGGTGAGATACTACAGTATCCTGAGGCAGACCTTACTGAGTTTGGTTTCGATTATATTCAAATCACCGGTCACAAATATACAACCTTAAAGGCTGGTGGTTTTGGTGCATTTGGTAAGGGTAGTAAAAGTGGTTATGAAATTAATGATTTCAAAGATCAAACCGGCGTTTCTAGTAAATTAGGTCAAGTAACAAAAATAATACAATTACCGATGCAACCTAGTATAAGTGAGTCTAATGCGGTTGATTGGAATCAAGATGAAATAAACGAAATTCAAAGAAGAGCCGCCGGTCTTGCAGCTTCAGGAATTACTGGAATTAGAAACGCAAAAAGTGTTGGAGATGGTATTAAGGTTGCCGCAAATTTACTGGGTAGTGCATCAGATGTAGTCCAAGATATGTTGACCAATGAAACATTGGGACCATTCATTACTGCATATTTTGCAGGTCAAGCAGTTGGTGCAAATATAGTAGGAAGATCTACTGGTCAGGTTTTAAATAAGAATCTTGAACTACTGTTTAAAGGCCCAAAATTAAGACAATTTAGTTTTAATTTTACCTTTACACCAAGATCTGATAGTGAAGCACTAACTATCAAAAAAATGATACGGTTCTTTAAAAAATCAATGGCACCTGAGATATCACCTGAAAGAATTTTCCTGTATACACCAGATATCTTTCAATTACGGTATATACATAATAATGGGGGAGGTCATCCCTATCTGAATCGGTTTAAACCTTGTGCTCTCACTAACTTTAGTGCTAATTATACACCGGGCAATAGTTACATGACATATAAAGATGGTTCAATGACACAATACCAAGTTACTATGACATTTAGTGAACTCGAACCAATATATCAAAGTGACCATGATGTAGCAGGAGGCACTGGATTCTAATGGCAAACCCATATTTTAGATATATTCCCAATTTTGAATATGTAGATAGAACTTCTAGTGGTCAGAAAATCTCTGATTATACCGAAGTTAAGAATTTATTCAAAAGGGCCAAGATAAGAGATGATATTCTAAACAATCTAGGTTTCTTTACAAAATACCAGGTTGTTGGTGATGATAGACCTGATAATGTTGCAGAAAAGGTTTATGGTGATTCTAACCTTGATTGGTTGATTATGCTATGCAATAATATTATTCATTTTGAAGATGAATGGCCGATGGCTCAGGAATCATTCAATAACTACTTAATCAATAAGTATGGTTCATATGAAAATGCATATGCCACAAAACACTATGTTACAAGTCAAGTAAAGGATAGTCAAAATACAATTATTGTTCCACAGGGTGTTATTGTTCCTAGTGACTATAGTGTTACATTTTACGATCAAGGTCTAAATCAGACTATTACTCGTTCTGGTGCATATCCCGTATCAAACTACGAATATGAAGTATCGGTACAAAACAAAAAAAGAAATATATTCGTAATTAAACCATTCTATCTTGCGTTGATTATTGACGATCTTGAAGCAGTAATGCCCTATGGTAAGGGTTCTTCACAATATGTGTCTCCTAGTCTGGTAAGAGGAGAGAATATTAGACTCTTCCAGTAATAAAAAAAGTAATAGGGCCATTTTTCCCCCGGATTTTTTTGTCGGCATTTTTGTAATCAAGGCCGCGATTTCGCTAGGGTATAAAAAAAGGGTCGTAACCAAAGTTACAACCCTATTAAAAATTATATGTTATAGGTCAAGACTCGGCCAATTTCGAGAAATAGCTGAGAGGGTCATCGTCATCAGTAGAGGATGTTGGTTCAACATTCTTTGATGCTTGGTAAGAGTCTTCAAGTTTTTGCATGACTTGCTCTTCACTAACAGCGCGTTGTTCAGTTGCTGCATAGTTATCATACTCGGTCTCCTGTGCTTCTTGACGTGCTTGTGATTTACTGCCTAGAACCATGTCTAGACGCTTCTTCAATTCATCATAAGATTTGAATTGATCTGCCGCAGTAAGAGCAGTCAATGAATACTGCTTCTTCCAGATTGCTTCCAAGGCATCATCATCATCCAAAAGAGGAGAGACACGATCAAACTCACTAGAGTCATAGTTCCAGTAACCTGCAACTTTCTTCAGTTTCAGTTTGAAGTTAGCACCCTGCCAGAAGTCAAAGGGATTGATTGCGGTCTCATCCTCAAACTCAGGTTGCATTGCTTCCATGATCTTATCAAAGATCTTCTTACCAAACTTATACAGGAAGACTTTGCCTTCATTCTGTGGATTGGCTTTGTCCTGGACAACATAGATGTTGGCGTAGAAGGACAGTTTACGTTTCTGTTTACGTACAGTATCTTTATCATTTTCATTACCAGTGTTCCACAACTCACGGTTGAGTTCACCGATAGGATCCTTACCACCAATGGTAGTCAGAGAGTTCTCAATGTACCACCCACCAGGTCCCTGGAAGGCGTGAGAGAACAACTTCACCCATGGTAGATCTTCACCGTCTGGAGCGGGAAGGAATCTAATTACAGCATAACCGTTACCGGTCTTATCCATTTCTGGTTTCCAGATACGTTCATCTGGACCCCCACCTTTATTTTCCATCTTCTCGACTTCCTTTACCAGTTTGGAAGTCAGGTTCCCAAGGGAACTTTGTTTCTTTAGGTCATTGAATGACATTTGAACCTCGTATTAGTTAGTATTTGGTCTGTTCCCGGACTTTGGTAGGGGGTTCCGGGGCCCCCGTAATATAACCCCTTTACGGGGTGGTGTCAACTGTTTATTTAGTGGAGGTGTTAAACTAGTTCTGACTCAAAGAAACTCATTCTCCTTCCACAACTTCAGTTTCAGATGTTTCGGTTCGAGCATTTTGTTCTTCAATCTGTTCCAGAACTTCGATTGCACCTACAAGTTTCAGGTACATCTCTCTGGTAGTTTCAAGTCCTTGTTCCACTTCAACTCGTCGTTTCCGTAGGTTCTCAAGTACGGTTGTATTGTCAAGAGCCATGAAGTATTATCTCCTTTAAAATTGATTTGAATTTAAATACATCAATATGTATAAACGAATTATACTTATTGATTCTCATTGATAGGAATTTCCACACAGGGTCTGAAAGATTCTTATCGAAGTCATCTTTGAATCCGATTATCTTATTCAAGATAACCATCGTCTCTAATGAAATGTTTTTTACTAGATGTTCTTTGATGATTTGAGGGTGTCGAGTCCCCTCAATCTTAAACATACCATCAAAGTCTTTATTTGTAAAGACATCTTCAACCTCTGACTTGAAAGTGTATGTAAGACTTTGTGTTTTCTTTTTCCATTGAGTGTAAAGTGTCTCTCCTTCCCTCACAAGGTTTCCTATCCAGATTTTAGAGATATCTTCAGAGTTTGAGTAATTTGAGACAAACAACTCAAGTATCTCCTTGTCTGAATATTTTCTACCAAGTTTTTCAAACCAGAACCTGTTCTTGTTCTTATAAAAACTTTGAATACTACACCTTACTTTACCATTGTATTTGAAGTAGTCGTAACTATCAGAGTTGAAGTGTCTTGAGATACCTAGGTATGTTTTATACACTTCATAACCGTCCACCTTACACAACCCCATAGACACACATAATATTTACTTCATTACTCTACCACCCCCTTCTTCTTTTGTCTATACTACACATCAAGGTATCATATAGGAAGTTTGGCGTGAGATGTTTTCTTCAGTAGATTCAATTCCATTGCTTCTACTTTCAATCTTTCTTTAAGAGGTTTCGAAATCAGTTTAGGAATAGATTCAATGTCTAGACTATTCTTTTCACAAAAATATACAATTGCATCAACGTATTTCATTCCATTACCGTTCTTGACAATGGCTTCAATCTCTTCTGCAAAAGTTCGACTACTATAGAATTTCTTTTCTATAATTTTATCGACACTTAACTCTTCAGGGCTTTGCATATTCTCTGAGTTTAGATTCCACGAACTCGCGGATGTACTGGACAAGTAACTTAATATACTTGGACTTATCGTATTCTTCATAGACTTCTACCTCCCCATTTTCACAGGTCATAATGATTACAAATTTTTTGACTATAAGACCCTTCATCTCATACAACATACAAGCATATGCTGCACACTGAACAAAGTAATCTTCAATCCATTCTCTTTTCTTAGGTTTGGCTGATGTTTTGAAGTCAATAACAGACAAGTCACCATCAAACTCAGCAATACAGTCAACAGAACCAGCAATACCTAGTTCTGTACTGTATAATGCAGTCTCTTGACATAGAATATTATCAATCCTATTCAGTTCAGGTTTGGCCTGTTTGAATAGGAACTGAGACAAGGGAAGAACATCAGAGAAAGTGTCTGAGTTGTTCAGATACTCCTCAATCAACGTATGTGCATCAGTACCACGATGGGTAGCCTTACGAGTAATGTTGTTGGCTTCTTGTTCACCAACCTTTGCTCTCCACTTTTTAAACTTGTCTCTGTTTCTCCAACTAATCACCGAAGTGATAGATGGCATCCTTACAAGTTCTTCAGTTCCAAATACTTTATAGTAACGAACTCCGTCAATACTCTCTCGTTCAATAGGAACGAAAGGAACATCCTGATGATTAAACATTACATACCAAGTTCAAGTTTAGCAATGATGTACTCCTTCACAAGACCACTTCTGCAGATATCCTCTGCGTTAAACTCAATTGTATCAAAGGATGGCATGTTCGTCAAGATTCTCATGAAGTCTGCAATACCATTCCGTTCGTTCTGTTTGGTAAGGTCAGACTGAGTTGCATCACCACAGAACATGATCTTAGAATCTTCACCAATACGGGTGATCATAGAATCCAGTTCATGGAAGTTCAGGTTCTGAAACTCATCAACAATTACAATCACATTGTCCAGTGTAGTACCACGAATAAATGACGTGGACCAGAAAGAGATAGTACCTTGTGCCTTGAGATTGTTATACAACATCTCAAAAGATGCATCATCAGGCATCTCAAACATATACTTCACCATATTCTTATAAGGAATCTGATAAAGAGATGACTTATCCTCATGATCACCGGGAAGGAAACCAATCTCTCTGGTAGGTACAAGGGACCTGACAATGTAGATCTTCTCGTAGGGTGTCCTA